CGCTGAAGCCTGGGGGAGGAGTGACCACTGGCCGACAGGGGGGGGATTGGCTGGCTCTTTGGTAGCCAGGGAATCCACCACCTTCAGTTTGGCAGTGGGATCGAGAGGGGTGGACAACAACTCAGCGACGCTCTTCGCTGGGTCGGTAGCCGGGAGCTGGGTTCCCCTCGGGATAGAAACCACACAGGTACGCGGGACATTGCTGGCCCGTGTGGTACGATATCCGTCGAACGGATCGGCGGATGTAGGCATTCGCGAAACAGCACCCGCGATGGCTCCAACAGTGGAGGCCACGGCAAGGGCTGTGCCACCGGCGGTGGCTGCAACGGGGGCTCCCAACCCCACTGCTGCAGCTCCGGCGGCGACGGCGGCAGTGGCTATTCCTAGCACGGCTGCGGCCTGCTTGGCCTGTGTCCAGAGAGTCTTAAACTCACCCTTGAGAGCGCGATCGTGGACCTCGATGAGCTTTTGGTTTGGCTCGACGAGTCCATGCAAAATGGCGGTCTCAGAAGAAACGTCTTGCATGAAAGCAAGCGTCACAACAGCAAAAACACAGGAGGACAACAGGTGTGGAGGAATGTTGTACTTCCCGGCGTTGTGCTTTGCCCAGGTGAGCAAAGTTCGGTGGTTCTCTGGCGTGCGCGCCAGGCCGGCTACTCTCAAAGCACACTCCGACACAAAATCCTTTGGGCACATACGTGTGATCATGCCGCTGGATTGCGTGACAAGCACGAAAGGCCCCCAGGAATGGACCTTTGTGTCGGGGAGGGCAAAGAACTCGCCTGCAGTGGCGATGACTGCTCTGTCGTTAAGTGCACTGAACGACAACTCCCCATAATATGACTTATCACGGAGAGCCACGTCAAAGGACGTGGAGACAGGAACACTTGGGCTCACCTCTGACTCGGTGTACGTAAAAACGTAGACAGAGTGGAAGGGAAAAGAGTGGAGCTTGGACCAGCACAGAGTGCCACGCCTCTTACCATCCAACCACAGGACGGGGGCGCACATCTGGCGGATCCAATGCATGTTTGAGTGGACGTAAGCTTGGCTGTTGCCGCGCACCGACATGGAAACGGTGGTGGTGGACAACTGCTCATACGTCGCCTCGCCGTGGGCGAGGGCCCCGTAAGCATCGGGGAACTCATGAAAACACGCAACAAGTGTGTGGAGCTTCGATTTGAGACAAAGCTCGGCAATGTCGCTCTCATTCAGATAGTACAGAGAGTCGACTGAAAGGTGCGCAAGGGGCTTTTCGATGCAAGAGCACTGCTCGGCACGGTGCTGGCACGTGCGTTTCTCGGAGCAGTGATTGAGGGAGCGGATAACATCGGCGCTGTCAAGAATTGGGTTGCAAGAGTGAACGTCGGTACGTTTCTTGCGGGCATGTCGGCTCGGATTGCCACCCACATCTACAATGGTGCCATCAACACCTTTGTCCTTGGCCAAGCGCAAGATATACTTGTACGCTAGCTCTTCGGACATTTCACGCTCGAGATGGAGCACTGGGTGCGGATGGTGTCGGCACTCGGCGCTTGGGATGGGCGTGAACTTGTAGGACGGAAAATGCAGGGCCAGCGTAGCCTGCGTTTGAGGCGAGAGAAAGAGATCAGTGGAGTAACGCTGCACGCGCTGCACCACTTTTCCAATTTTCTCGCAACCAGTGGCATTCTGGACTTCCAAGATGTGAGAGCCTCAAGGCGCGCTGCAGCCCGAGCTTGCTCGATCACTTCTTTTTCAGTTTTGGGTGGTTCGGGAGCGGAAGGTTTATTGCCATCCTTCGGGTCCCGGGCGTCCTTCTTGGACTCATGTGCGAAACGGCACTTCTTCCGTTTGCACGTTCCCGACGCCTGCCACTCCCGGCAAACACCACCTTTGGTGCTTGGGACGGGAGCGGAC